GCCGGCGATCGGTCACGTACCCCATATATTTCTCCACATGTTCGAAGATGTGGGGATGCGGACAGTCTTAAATTGAAGTGCTAAGTGATGAAGGTAGCCTAAAATAACTAAGCGGAATGTAGGTACCGTATGTATGCTCGAAGCCTGGCAAAGAAGTGGGGTTTAGATATGATTTAAGATGTGGTTATCAAACCATATTTATTATATGTTTATTATGCAAAAGATATCCGAACGACGGTGTGCTACACATAACGGCCAATCCTTGGGGAATATACAACCAAACCAAGGGGGAGCCAGTAGTATGCATGTAGGGCGATGTTGTCAGGTGTGGTACTAAGTAACTGAAAGCTCCATATTTAAAATACCAATATGTTTGTTTTTTATAAACGGCGCCCTTGATTGGGTGCTGATATAAACACCACGGTGTATAAATATGGCAAAAAACCAAAAAATTAAACAAGAAGAATTAGCCGCCGTTGAAGATATTGACTTCAACGAAGAAGACAAATTAAGTGTTAGCGCTGGAAATGTGTTAGCTGATCTGTTACGCAACTACCAGACAAAAATTGCCGAAGCAATTGCAAAAAGAATCGTCTCAGCCAAATGGATTGAAATGTCAGTTGATCAAATCCATGAAATTGTTGCTGCACTATTGAAGAAAGTCTCCGAGGGTAAAGGCCCCAAAATGAATGGTGTCGGTCAAGAATTAAGCAATGCATGGTTTACGGAAGAAAGGTTAATAATGCATTTTGAGCAAGTTCGTGATTCAAAAGTCGCACCACGCGATGTACCAGTCCACTTAATGACTATAATTCCAAGTATCCGAGACGCATTAAAAGCTTTAGTTAGCACTAATGCGCAACGATTAAAATCGAGTTATATGTTAGAACAAGTTGGAAAATCCTTTATCCCAGGTCATAAAGCGACCGAAGAAGACGTGCAGGAGAATCTTAAGACAGTTTACGCAGGGATGGCTCGCTCAGTTACAAATGCAGTTGCAAGTGTCTTTACCGATAATAAATCGGTAGCGCATAATCTAGCAGATTATGCGGATGAAATTATTGAGGCTATCAGTAATGCATTAAACCCCATCATTAAGAAGATGTGGGATAGTGCTACCTCTTCTAAACAAGAGTAATTTCATTTCACCACACGAATTTTTTGGAAAAATTTGGGTAAGTAAGTTTAGAGAACACTTTACTAACCAGTCGATAGCATGGGTACACGATAATATTCCTCCACATGCAAGCTATGAGGAGTTTGAATCACCCAATTGCGTCGGCTACGTTCCACCCGAAGCTGTAGCCAATGCGATACAAACGATCTATCAGCGTAGTGTCGCAGGAAAATCGAAATTCGTGAAGCATTTCAACCAGAAGTATCTTCCTAAGATGGGAGCCCGTAATGCGCGCAAGGGGAGCGCGACATTGGCTAAATTCAAGGAACTATCTTGGTCTGGAAAGTGGGTGAACACACCTTTAACGCAATTAACAGCAAATGACGTCGTCAGATGTTTACGCAAATTAATACCATCAGTGCAGGAGGGTTTATGCGTGCAGTATTTCAATCCGCCGAAGGAGGCTGCCTCTATGGGGCTTTTTATTGATCCAGAGACGGAGAAATGGTACACAGGGGCCAAGGGTCCAATATGGATCCTTGCGTATAAGCGCGCAAAATCCTTGCTAGATGAGTTGATGAATTCTGGTCTTACATGGCAACAAATACATGCAACACAAGATTTAGGGCAAGCCATTGGGTTTGCACTTGCGCAGAAGTACAAATGGGCATTTGTGCCTGCGTTCAGACTTGATGGGGGGTTGAATAAACTCCGCCTTTTGCTTATAGGCATTATTAGTGTCTATATAGTGGAACAGTGGTTTGGGCACCACATACATCAAGCTATGTTGCATAATGATCATTTTGGCTACAATCCCCAAAATGTGATGAATTTCTTCGAATCAGGATTGCATTCAGGCTATAAATATATGTCGGGCGACTTAGTCGGCTACGACCTTCATCAACAACCAGCTCATCTGTTAGCAGTATATGAGGGCATACAGAGCTACTGTAATTTACCAGAATCGGTAGCCGTCGCATTGTATCTTTACAATGCGTTTACCCCAGCGTTCGTGACGGTTCCTTATAAAGTGGGCAATAAAGTTGAATACTCACTTCAATTAAAGAAAAGGAATGGTGATGCGGCGAGTGGTATCGGCTTTTTCGCTACGGCGAATACAGTTGGTACCGCAGCAATTATGTTTAAGGTTGCTAATTCACTAGCCATGCCGTGGGAGGCAGGTACGTACATGGGCGATAATCATATACAACCGTTATGTGTGGGTGTAGCACTATGGATTCGCACTATGAGAAGTGTGTGTGGATTTGAGATGGACGGAAAGGATACCTTAATTTCCCCGAATGAGGCATTTTACGAAAGGAGAATTTTTACCAAGGGTACACGTGAGTCATTCCCAGTGGCCATGTCCCGAGTTAGGAATTTGTTATTCCCAGAGTATTCCGATCCCTGGTCCATGCATGCAATCAGAAGGGCGATAGTATATCGCGCCCAATGCGCTGAATTGCTTGGTACATCT